TAGTATCAAAAAATGCAACTACTGGCGCTTACACAGACATTGCAACAATTGCATCCACTGGTATTATTACCGATAAATTTGTTAAGCACGTTGGCTTTGCCACAGGCGTAACAGTAAACTCAACTGCTGGTGACTCGCCAACTATTGGCGTATTTGCACAGCCAGCTAATACAATTATTACTGACATTAAAATCTTTTGTGTAACTGCACCTGTAACAGGAAGTGGTGACATTGGTTATGAAGTAGGTACATCTTCTTCTGGTTCACAGATTGTAGCTACTCAGGCTGACGAAATCTTAGACGCTGGTACAACAGTTGTTCTAGGTAACGTAACTTTGACTGAATTAGTTGTTCAGACTCAAGATGCCACAACTGCTCCTGCATCCGTTCAGTATGCTTCTGCGGCGCGAAACATCTTCTGTAACATTACTAACACTGTTAATGCTACAACTGCTGGTTCGTTTACGTTCATCATCGAGTATGTGCAAATTGCGTAATTAATTTAGTTGGGAGCTTTGGCTCCCAGCTTATTATCTTGTAGGAGATTAATATGGGCATACAAACAGACGTACAAGTTGGCTTTATAACAGACGAAAATGCCGCCGATCCAGATCGGTTGGTTACAGCGGCTAGGCCAAATACATCAGCAACGATGGCGGCAACTACCTTCTTAGGTGGCGGCGCTAGAAACGTAACTGTAACTACGGCAGGGACTGGCGACAACAATAAGACGTGTACTATTACTGGCACAGATGTTTTCGGAAATGCTATCACTGAAGTAATAACTTCAACTGGTTCTGCTGAAGCAGTAGCAGGTGCTAAGTTATTTGTAACAGTTAGTGCAGTAGAATGTTCTGCTCAATACGCAGGAAACATTACAGTTGGATCTGGTTCGCTTTGTGCTAGTGCAGTAGCTGGTGGTGGACGAACTCGACTAAAAGGCTATTCAATTGTCTCCGCTGGAACGGCAGGGTTAGTTGATTTCTTTAATGGTACGCCAGACAGCGGCACTATCATATTTAAAGCTCAGACTATTGGCACAGACAATTCAACTGTGGACAACACTATTCCAGATGAGGGTATGCTTTTCAAGAATGGCTTATCTGTAAAATATACAGTTGCTACAGTTGTATTAATGAACGTGTTTTTCGCATAGGGGAAATAAATGGCAACTTCAGGAACCGTAGCGTTTAAGCCAGATATCGAAGAGATTATCACTGAGGCGTTTGAGCGTTGCGGAGTAGATCCACAAGTTCAAACAGGCGATAGGGCTGTATCTGCACGGCGCAGTCTTAATCTTCTCTTCTCTGAGTGGGCTAACAGAGGTATTAATTACTGGACTTTATCTCAGAATACTCTGACATTGGTGAATGGGCAGACAGCGCCCTACCCACTACCTGCTGGCACGATTGATATTTTAGACGCGGTAATCCGCGACAGCTCTGGATCAGATACGTCTGACCAGATTATTAATCGTGTGTCGATTGCTGACTACAACCAACTGCCAAATAAAACTTCTAGTGGTAAGCCAAGCCAGTATATGTTGGACAAGCAAGCCACTCCAATTCTTTACCTTTGGCAGATACCAGACAGATCAACGTACAGCATAGTCTATTGGGCTATAAACCAGCTAGAGGATGTCACGGCATCAAATCAAGACGCAGACATTCCATATCGGTGGAACGACTGTATCTGCGCTGGTCTGGCAAGTAAGCTGTCACTAAAATTTGCAAATGATAAATTCACAATACTAAATGAAATGTATGAGCGTTCATTTAACTTTGCGTCATCTGCTGATAATGATGGCGTAAGTCTGAGGATTCAGCCTACCGTGCTGAATTTATATTAATGGCAAAATACGCAAGAGGAAAAAAATCCTACGCAATAAGCGATATAAGTGGTCTTCGGGTAAGATATACCAAATTGAAGACGACTTGGGATGGCTTGCGTGTTTCACCTGAAGACTACGAGCCAAAACATCCACAACTTACTCCTGCTAAAAATGTTGTAGACGCGACTGCCTTATTTAATGCTAGACCAGATAACGATCCTGAGAATGTTGCAATATATATTGGCTTTACGCAGGACTGGACAATTGATCCACGGCTTCGCCCTCCAGTGGGCGTTCCAGCTAATGGTAATACTGGTAACGTACTTATTGTGTCTGGCCCAGAAGCAACTGGGGATGCTGGTACAGGTGCAATTGGCAATGAATTACTAGAGCTAACATTAGCAGAAGCTGGTGTTGCTGGTACAGGTGCAGTTGGAGCCGCCGCAGTTATTGGAATTAAGGGTGTATCTGGATTGTCTGGCACAGGTGCTGTTGGCGTAGAGGCTCTAGACTTATCAATTAATGAAGCTGGCGTGGCTGGCACAGGCGCAGTTGGCACAGAAAATGTCCAAGTTCTTGGCTGGGGCCAAGAAGGTTGGGGAATAAATGGATGGGGTGAATAAATGAATTACACTACTTTAGTTGCAAACATCCAAAACTTTTTGGAAGATGACTCAGCAGAACTTACAGCTTCTGTAGATCAGATAATAGCGCAGGCGGAAGATATTATCTTTCAGCGCCTGCCAAATTTACCTTGCTTTAGGCAAAGCACAACAGCCAATCTTGTTGCTGGAACTACTGACTATGTAGTGGCATCAGCGAGGATGATTAGGCAGGTATCGGTAATAAGCTCAAATGTTTCTTCATACCTTAACCACAGGGTAGATTCATATCTGCGTGATTACTGGCCTAACGCTACTTTGCAAAGTACACCAGAATTTTACAGCACAAAATCAGCAAATACGGCAGGCACTACAATAACAATTGCCCCAACACCAAATTCGACTGATCCATACCAAGTTGACTTTATTGCACCAGAGGCAGGATTAAGTTCAAGCAACGCAAACACATGGGTTGGCGACAATGCCGAAAATGTGTTACTATCGGCGTGTCTATATGAGGCATCAGCATTTCTCAAAGCTGGAGAGACATTGGCGCTTTATAAAACACAATTTGACGAAGCACTGCAATTATTTGTACAAGAGATGCAACGCGATTACGCGGCAGAATATAATGGAGGTTTATAATGGCTATTACACAAGCGATGAGTACACTATTTAAAAAAGATGTCCTGCTGGGTGATCAGCACTTAGACAGCGATACAATAATGATTGCACTCTACACAAGTTCCGCAACACTAAATGCTACCACAGATGGATACATAACATCTAATGAAGTCGCCAACGGCAATGGATACACTACTGGTGGAGAAGCTCTGGCAAGTAAGACAGTCATTGAAAACGGCACGTCTGGTTGTTTTGATAGCGCCGATCCTGCGTGGACATCAGCGACATTCACTGCGCGAGGCGCATTGATTTATAATAAAACACTTGGCGATGCATCGTCAAACGCACGAGGCGCAATCGCAATCTTAGATTTTGGTGGTGACTTTACAGTTGCTGGTGGTACATTTAAAATTGTATTTCCTGCAAACACCGCCTCCAACGCAATAGTAAGGATAGATTAATATGGCTAGTACTTATGTAAATGACCTCCGCCTCAATGAGATGGCAACTGGCGATGCGTCAGGCTCATGGGGTACAATAACCAACACAAACCTTGAATTAATTGGAGAGGCTCTAGGCTACGGCACAGAGGGCATCACGACCAATGCTAACAATCACACATCAACAATAGCTGATGGCGCTACAGACCCAGTTAGAGCTTTATACGTCGAATATACAGGTACGCTCGACTCTGCTTGTACAATTACTATTGCTCCTAACACTGTTAATAAATTTTGCTTTATTGAAAACGGAACATCAGGTTCTCAAAATATCATTATCAAGCAAGGTTCTGGCGCAACGATTACTATTCCACCCGGTGATTCTAAGGCTGTCTATTTAGACGGCGCTGGCTCTGGCGCTAAAGTGGTTGATGCCTTTGCCTCGTTAAGCGTGGTTGATCTCAAGGTTCAAGACGATCTGACGGTTACTGATGATATGACCGTTGGTGGAACGCTTGGTGTGACAGGAGTATTAACAGCAACGTCTTTAGACATCTCTGGTGACATAGACGTAGACGGCATAACAAACCTAGACGTTGTAGACATTGATGGTGCTGTAGATATGGCATCTACTTTGGCGGTTGCAGGCGTAGTCACAGCCAACGCTGGTGTGGTTGTAGATAACATAACCATTGATGGTACTACAATAGCACTGTCTTCTGGCGACTTAACACTAGATGTAGCAGGAGATATTATCCTTGATGCTGATGGTGCTGATATTGTTTTCAAAGATGCTGGCACAGCATTTGGTAAGGTTTCAAAAAGTAGTAACGACTTTAGACTTAAAAGCGAAATATCAGATGGTGACTTCGTAGTCCAAGGAGTAGACAACGGCTCAGTCATAACAGCCCTCACCCTTGATATGAGTGCGGCTGGTGCGGCTACATTTAATGCAGGTGTGACTGCAACAGGGCTTACTGTTGGTAACTCAGCTATTGGTAGTAACACGAGTCACCTTGCTAATTTGACAATTAATAACAATGGGAACATCGGTTCAGCAAATAACACTTCTGCTATTCAGATTGTAACTGGTGGTGATGTCAACTTTAACCAAAAAGTAGTAGCTAACTCAACATCAAGTGGTGATTATGTTAGAATGTATGCTGGTTCTGGAACAGGCAAGTGGGACATTTATGGCAGTGGTGCAAACCTCCGCTTTAGTGACAATGACAGTGCTGGTTCTGTGCAGTTTGATACTAAAGTAGGTATTGGTGAAAGCTCGCCGCTGGGTATACTGCATCTAAAAAAGACTGACACTGGCAACTCTCCTCAAAACTCTGCGGGTAATCAACTCGTTATTGAGAATGGTGATAGTTCTGGTTCTGCCGACATTCAGTTTTTGTCTGCAAATAACGGCTATAATCATATTTTCTTTGGTGATGCCGCTGATGCGAATGTAGGCACTTTGCTGTACGACCACACAAACAATAGTATGCAGTTTATCACTAACGCCTCAGAACGCCTCCGCATAAATGCCAATGCTAGAATATGTATTAATGGAAATGCTACAACTAATGGGCATGGTAATTTTGTAGGTGAAGTGGGTGCAAACAGTAAAGCATTAATGTTTGAGCATACTGTTGGTGGAGGTGAGACTGGTTCAATAACAACTGGTTCTTCATCTGCGGCCTATAACACATCCTCAGACTACCGCCTAAAAGAAAACGTAGTGCCAATGACTGGTTCTATAGATCGCGTTAAAGCACTAAAGCCAAGCCGTTTCAACTTTATTTTAGATGCAGATAAAACTGTAGACGGTTTCCTAGCTCACGAAGCACAGGCAGTAGTTCCTGAAAGTGTCACAGGCACTAAAGACGCTATGAGGGACGAAGAGTACGAAGTCACTGCGGCAATAAAAGAAGTCAGAGATGCAGATGACAACATTACTACAGAAGCTACTGAAGCTGTAATGGGTACACGATCAGTACCAGACATGCAGGGAATTGACCAAGCCAAACTTGTCCCACTATTAGTTGCGGCACTTCAAGAAGCATTAGCTAAGATTGATGCAATAGAAACAAGACTGACAGCATTAGAAGGATAACAAATGGGAATGGACGCGCTTTGGAATGTCTTACTAACCGCTGGGTTTGGTTTCATCATTTGGTGGGCTAAGACACAACACGATGAACTAAAGCGCGTCACCATACTTATTAATAGAACGCGAGAAGAA